CGACGATCGCGAATGGACGCTGGAGGACCGCAAGAAGAAGCGCGCGGGTGAGGCGTCCTGCAATCCGGTGCGGCAGTGCGCGAAGTGCTTCCGCGTGTACCGCCCGGCGCCGGCGTGCCCGGGGTGCGGGTTTGCTCCGGTGGGCGCGGTGCGCGTGGTCGAAGAGCGCGCGGGCGTGCTGGAGGAGATCGACGTTGCGGCGCAGCGGCGCGCGCGGTCCGCGGAGGAGCGCGACTGCCGCACGCTGGATGACTGGCAGCGTCTCGCCGCGGCGCGCGGGTACAAGCCGGGCTGGGCGACCGTGCGGCATCAGATGCGGCAGCAGCGCGCTGGGCAGCGTCAGGCGGCTTACGCATGACCCACGGCGACCTCGTCAACGACGTCCTCCTGTTCCTTTCCCCGCTGGGCATGGCGTGGGCGAACAACACCGGCGCGCTTCGCGACCACACCCAACGCCTCGTCCGCTACGGCCTGCCCGGCAGTTCCGACGTCCTCGCCTGCATCGGTAGCCGCTTCGTCGCGGTCGAGTGCAAGGTCGGCGCCGATCGCCAGCGCAAGAACCAGGCCGACTTCGCGGCGGCTATCCGCAAGGCCGGCGGCGTCTACGTGCTCGCGCGGTCCGTCGATGACGTCCGCAACACGCTCACCGTCGAGGGCGTGATATGACCCCCGCCCAAGCATGGTGGCACGCGCCGCACGAACGCGGCCGCGCGCGCATTTACGCGGCGCTGAAGATCGACCCGACCGAGCCGACCGCGCCGTACGCATGCGCCCTGTTCCGCGCGCTCGATCTCGATGACGCCACATGGATCGCGTCGCCAACCGCCGGCTTCCCGTGCCTCGCCGTCGACGCCGTGCTGCGCTCCGCTCCCGAAGACATTCCCGACGTGATCCTCTGGAGCCCGCGCACGGGTACCCTCCGCATTGCTGGCGAGTCCGCCAACACCCCCGCGCTGATCACCCCGCACCCCGCCCCCGAGACCCTCACCGTCTACGGCGATGGCTACGCGTTCTTCCGGGCTTGGGCCGACGCGCGCGCCGAGTTCTTCGCGCGCTGGCGCTCAGCCCGCGCCGGCACGTCGTTCATCCCCACCGAACCAACCGACGGCGGCATGCCCGGCGCGCTGGTGATCGGGGACCTCGACAAGATCCACTGGCGGCACACGGGCGCGTCCGTCCTCGTCGCGGGCCCCGGCGTTCCGGCCGCCAAGCTCAAGACCGCAGTCTTCCGCTCTGCCCGCCTGCCCCGCGTCCAGGCATCCGTCGAACTCGCGAGGGCAGCATGATGGCCGACGTCATTCCGCTGAACGCGTGGAAGGGCCAGCTTCAGCAGGGCGAGCGCGGCATCAAGCGCAACCTGACGAACCTGATGCTGCACTTGCGCAATCTGCCCGGGCTCGGCGACCAATTCCGCTTCAACGACCTCACCGGCAACATCGAGTGGAAAGGCGAGGAGCTCAGGGATACCGACTACATCGCGATGCGGTTGCAGATCGAGGCGGCGGGCTACTCGCCCAACGACAAGGACATCCCGATGTCCGTACTCAGCATCGCCGAGGAGCGGTCGTACAACCCGGTCGCGGCCTACCTGACCGGCCTGCGCTGGGATTCGCGCAAGCGCGCGGACACCTGGCTCCAGACGATCTTCGGTGCCGACGACACGCCCATCATACGCGCATTCGGGCGCATGTTCCTGATTTCCGCCGTCGCGCGCGCGCTGAAGCCTGGGGTGAAGGTCGACACGATGCTGATCCTGGAAGGCGAGCAAGGCATCCGGAAATCATCCGCCGTCGCTGCCTTGTTCGGCGACGACTTCGTGATGAACGGCCTTCCCGCATTCAAGGGCCAGGAGGCCTCGCTCGCGCTGCAGGGACGTTGGGCCGTCGATATGGGCGAGCTCGGCGGCATGAAGACGACCGACATCCGCATCGTGAAGAATTTCCTCACGCTGACGATGGACAACTACCGGCCGCTCTGGGGCCGCCACTACATCAACCGGCCGCGGCGCGTCGTCTTCATCGGATCGACCAACGAGCGCGGCTACCTGCGCGACCCGACTGGCGCGCGGCGGTTCTGGCCGGTCGCGTGCCAAAGCGTCGACCTCGACCTGCTGAAGGCTCGCCGCGACCAGCTCTGGGCCGAGGCCGTGCAGCTGTTCAGCGCGGGCGAACAATGGTGGATCGACAAGGGCAGCGAGCTCGACGCGGACGCCGAGGACATCCAGGCCGATCGCTACGTCGAGGACGTCTGGGCCCCGAACATCGAGGCGTTCCTGAACTCCGCCGATACCCAGTATCGCGGCTGCGTCACCGCCGCCGAGATCCTGCACAGCATCGGCGTCAGCGTCGAGCGGCGGGATGTTTCGTCCGAGGCTCGCGTTACGAACCATCTCACCCATATAGGCTGGAAGCCGGTCAAGTGCCGGCGCCACGGCCTCAACCTCAACTGGTGGTTCCCGCCCGGCCAAGTGCCGAAGACGGAACAGCGCAGGGCGCATGAGTAGCCGTTCTATGGTGTTCCAACCTCCAGACGCGGGGGTTGGAACGGCCAAGTCCATGACAGTTCGGGGGAAATCACGGGTGTTCCAACCGTTCCAAGGTCGTGCGCGTTTCCGCGCCAGTCCTCAGTCTGTATTTGCTCTCCTCTCTTATTGTTTTTGTTGGAACGGTAAGAACAATAGAAATAGGGTAGCAAGGTCAGGGGCTTGGGTGTTCCAACCCGTTCCAACCGTTCCAAGCACAGCCCCGCCCATGGAGATCGCATGTGATGGTCAATTATCGAATGCTCGGTGTGGATCCGGCGAAGGAGTACGACGAGGCCGTACTCTTCGCGACGCATCCAGCGCCTCCCGGCACGTTCGTTGCTTATGCTCACAAAGACGGAACATCGAGCCGCACACCGGTCGTGCTATGGGGTGTGCTGCAAGATGGGCTGCCCGTCCCGATTACACTCAGCGGGGTCTGGGACGGGGTAAGCAACCGCAACAGCTTCGTGCTGCACCCCGACGGCTCATGCTCTGCTTTCGAGAAGGAGTGGAGCTCGCTCGATCAGGCGGTAGCAGAGATGGCGCTTCTGGAGGATTAGGCCAGCCATTTCCTGAAGCTGCTTCAGCAGCCGGGAGGCTCGGCTCATGACCGCCTGGTGCATCCTCCGCACCGCCGGCCGCTCAACCGCGCGCTTGGTGAAGTCCCTTACGGAAGACGGCTTCGACGTCTGGACGCCCATGGAAACACGGGCGATCCCGAACCCGCGGGCCAAGGGCAAGCGCAAGGTCCGCACTCCGATCATCCCGAGCTATGTGTTCGCCCGTGCCGAACACCTGGCGGACCTGCTGGAGCTTGCCCAGACCCCGTTGCAGCCGCGTGATGGCCGGCGTGTGCATGTCGCGTTCCGGGTCGTGCATGGCGTCACCACCATCCCGATCATCGCCGACCACCACTTCGCTGAGCTGCGTGCAATCGAGCGGATCCGGACGCCCATCGAGCGGCCGGAGAAGCCCGGGCTGGTCCGCGCAGAGAGGCCGATGCCAGTGGGTGCGGCTGTCCAGGTGGATGGTGGCAGCTTCGGTGGGATGCAGGGAACGGTCGAGCGATCCGACTGCGGCTACACGGTGGTGAGCTTCGGTGGGTGGAGGGTGACGATCCCCACTTCCAATCTGCGTTTGGATGCGGTATGCGGGCACCGCGAGGACGCCGCTTAGCGGTCGAGCACACGGATTGACCGCTGCAGCGCAAGGTGCGCTTGGGCGGGTCTCCGGTAGGCTGCCCGCTACATTCCGATACCATCATGCGCGCTGTTAACGCTGCGCCCTTCTCAATCCACCGCCGCCGATCAAAGCGCCACAGCCTGACGATAGCGCTGTCGACGACGTGCGGTGGGACCATCACGAGGGCAGCGCCATGGCATGGCCCACCACCAGCCGGCATCAGCGTGGCTACGGCACTGCGCACGACAAGATCCGCGCTGACCTGATCCGGACCGTCGTCCTGTGCGAGGAGTGCACGAGGCACGACCGCGTGACCGTCGGCACGATCGCCGACCACATCGTCAACCTGGCCAGAGGCGGGACTGGGGAGCGGAGCAACTACCAATTGCTCTGCAAGGCATGCTCGGACGCGAAGGGGCTGGCCGAGAAGGGGCAGAGCGCCAAGACAGTGGGCGGCTCGGGTCGCGATGGCAGGCCCATCGACCCGGCTCACCCATGGAACAGGAAGTAAGCGCATGGCGAACGAACCGACCCGCACCGAGCGTCCGCGCGACGACCTTCCCGAAGCCGTGAGGAGCCTCGTGCAGCTCTGGACTTCCATGGCCGAGGTTGCTGCTGACGTGGCGCATGCCAAGCGGGCGATCTTCCTCTCCTACGTCGCCGAGGGGTTCACGGAAGCCCAGGCGCTGGAACTGGTGAAGACCATCTGATGGCTCAGAACGCAGGCTGCATCGAGGCCGATCTTGATGCGCAGAAGCTCGTCTCAAACCTCCGGCTAACGCTCAAGGTGAGGGGCAAGCGCCGCGCCTTGTGGAAGGTGAAGATCGCGGCGAGCATCGTGGTGCTGGCGTCGATGGTCCTGGGCGGCCGGGTCGACCTGGAGGCTGAGGTCGGCTGACCCACCCCCCGGCCGAAAGTCTGAGGCTGCCCACCCTCCGGACCGACACCGCCCAGCATGCGCCCCGCGAGATGTTCGCCAGATAAAAGTTCGGGGCCACCCCGAAGGGGTGAGGGCGTATGAACCTGGTCGACAACACCGGCGAGATCGTCTCGGAGCCCGACTGGTCGCTGATCCTTTCCGACCCGCTGGAGGTCGACGCCGCCCGCGAGCATTGGCGCCGCATCAGCGGCGACATGCGGGAAGCCGGCACGCTGGCGCCGGGCAACGCCCACCCGATGCAGCGCCTGGTCAACGCCTACATCGTCTATGACCGGTCGGCGCGCGAGGTGGCCGAGAACGGCGCGGTGCTGAAGCCAAAGCGCGGCAACCCGAAGTCGATCGCGCGGCTCAGTCCGCATTTCACGGCCATGCGCGAGGCCGGATCGGACGCCGCGCTACTGGAGGACAAGCTGGGCGTCTCGCCGTACGGCCGGAACAAGGTCGGGAAGGCGCAGCAACGCAAGCGTAAGACCACCGCCGCGGCCAACTACCTGAAGCCCGTTGGCTAACCGGTTCCTCGCCGCGCCTGACCCGACGACGGCGTGGGCGCAGGCGGCAGTCGACGGGGAGTTCGTTTGCGGGGAGCTGGTTCGGCATGCGGCCGAGCGGCACCTTCGCGACTTGAGGGACGGTCCCTCCCGCGGCTTGTTCTGGCGGCCAGATGCCGCGGCGCATGCGCTCGGGTTCCTGCCCGCGGTGTTCACGGTGACGGACGGCCCGTCGTCGGGGCAGCCGTTCCGGCCCTTGGAGTGGCACACGTTCGTCGTTGGTTCGCTTTTCGGTTGGCGGACGGCCACCAATCGCTGGCGCTTCCGCACTGCATGGCTGGAGACCGGCAAGGGCCAGGCCAAGTCGCCGCTGATGGGCGCGCTGGGCCTGTACATCATGGGCTGGTGCGGCATCCCGCGCGCGCAGGTGTTCGCGATCGGCCAGGACAAGGCGACGGCCGGGGTGCTGTTCAGGGACGCCGCGGCGATGTGTCGCGCGCAGATACCGGACGAGGAAGAGGGCGATAACCTCGTCGGCCGCGGCGAGGTCGTCATCCGCGGCGAAGGCGACAACGCCTGGATGATTGAGCACTCGGAGACGCAGTCGTTTTTCCGCAAGCTGGCCGGCGGCGATGCGCAGTCGGGACCGCGGCCCGCCGCGGTGCTCGCCGACGAGATCCACGAGTTCAAGTCCGACCACGCCATCGAGACGTGGCAGCGCGCGATCGACAAGATGGCCGGAAATGCCATCATGATCTTGGGCACGAACACGCCGGCCACCAACCAGCACGTCGGCCAGTCCTACTCGCAGAAGTACCAGCGCATCGCGAAGGGCGAGGCCCGTCTCGACAGCGCCTTCAGTTTCGTGGCTCGCATCGACCAGGACGATCGCGAAGGCGTCTTCGAGAACGAGGCCTGCTGGAAGAAGTCGCTGCCAGCGCTGGGCGAGACCTTCCCCGTCGAGAACGTGCGCGAGGCGGTGGCAGAGGCTCGGCTTCGACCTTCGACGAAGGCCTCCGTCAAGCGCCTCTACTTCGGTATCGACATCGGTGCGGCCGACTTCTGGATGGAAGAAGCGAAGTGGGCGGCGGTGCAGGGCACCGTCGATACCCGCCTGCTCAAGGGGCAGCACTGCTGGCTGTCCCTCGATCTGTCCAAGAAGAACGATCTGACCGCGCTTACGGCGACGTGGATCGACGACGACCGGCAGCTTTCGTCGAAGACCTGGTACTGGACGACCAAGGACGGGCTGGCCGACCGGGCCGAGCGCGACAACGCGCCGTACGTCGAATGGGTCGAGGACAAGTACCTGACCGCGCTCCCCGGCTCGGTGATAGACTACACCTTCGTCGCCATGCAGGTCGCGGCGCTGGTGGCCGAGCAGAACGTCGACTTTATGGCGTTCGACGTCGCCTTCCTCGGCGACTTCGAGGAAGCCTGCAAAGCGGTCGGCCTGCCCGTCTGGAGATATGAGGGACCAGGAAAACCTGAAGGCAAGGGTTTAAAGCTGGTCGCGCACGCGCAGGGCACGCTGATCAAGTTCGAAGACAAGCAGCTCTGTATGCCGACGTCGATTACGAAACTGGAGGACGCGATCCTTCAGGAGCGGATCACGATTGACGATAGCCCGGTGACCTATAGCTGCGCTGCAAACGCGGAGATCGCCAGCGACGGCATGCTTAACCGAGCCTTCGACAAGAAGCGCTCACGGGGTCGCATCGACGGCATCGTCACGATCGCCATGGGCGCCGGTGCCGCGCTGATGAACGAGAAGCCGAAGAAGAAGTCGGTTTATGCATCACGCGGCGTCGTCCGGGTCTGAGGAGGGCGCATGGGAATCTGGAGCCGCCTCGCACAGACATTCAGGGGCACAAGCGGATCTGCGCAGCCTGCCTCGGCCCGAGGTCCGGCCATCCAAGCTTATCAGACCTACGGCCTGGAGGACCCCGCCCTTCGAGAGTTCCTCGTCGGCCGCGCGAACGTCGCCAACGTAGCGGTCAGCGTTAGAGCAGCGCTTAGGAACAGCACCTTTTACCGCGGATGCTTCCTCATCGCCGGCTCGATCGGCATGCTTCCGATCCACCTCATGCGGCGCAAGGCGGACGGGACAACCGAGAAGGCCAAGGACCACCCGCTCTTCAAGGTTCTGCACCGGCGCCCGAACAGCTTTCAAACGCCCATCGAGTTCAAGTCGTACATGCAGCTTATCGCGCTGCTGGACGGTAACGCTTACGCCCTGATCGCCAGAACCGGCCACGAGATAAGCGAGCTAATCCCACTCCCGCGCGGCTCCGTGAAGCCGAAACTATCGGACGGTTTCAAGCTGACGTTTGAGTACCACCGCCCTTCTGGCGGCACGGCGACGTTGCAGCAGCGCGACGTGTTCTGTTTCCGCTCCCCGATGTCACTTGACGGCCTGAACGGACTCGGGCTGCTTGACGTAGCGGCGGACACCTTGGGCCTGTCGATGCAGGCGCAGCGCGCGGCTGGCAGGCTGATGACCAAGGGCATGATGGCCGGCGGCGCCCTCGAAACCGAGCAGACGCTTGGCGAAGAGGCGATGGACAACCTTAAGGCGAGCCTGGCCG